AATTAATTTGGACGTAAGAAGCGAATGGAAAATACACATTCCAATCAACGATATATGTGAAAGAATAGGCTTTTGCTTGACCTTTGATGTGCTCGGCGGCGATACAGCTGTGGATGGATTGACCATTAATGAGCAGATAACATTATTGGAGTAAAAGGCCCAGATCTATTAATATTATTGTATTAAGTTGTGTGGCGTAGTATATTCGTTTTTAGCAAAACTGCAAATTAAGCATACTAGCTTCTTTTGATCTAACCGATAGAAAGCAATTTTTGAAAGCATGTCACTATACTAATTTACAGCCGTTATGGGCGAAAGATAACTTGAGTAAGGGAGCAAAGATCATACCATAATCGAGGAGAGTTAAAATGCCAAATATTCCTGGTACCGTAAACCCGCAACCAGATACCTTTGTCCGTGTTCGCACTATACGTCGCGCGTTATCAATTCCTGGGGGACTTCGAATAACCTGTGTTATGGGTTTGGGAGAGTCTGAAGAGGATATCATTTTAGATGCGCAAGGCGGTGGAGCTGACGGTGTTAACGCCGACTTCGCTGGATCAAACAATCCAGACGGGCGCCACTTTACATTAGCGCGCACGTTATACGTAGACAATCGCACCACAATTTTTCTGAATGCCATACCGCTTACTGGTATTGAAGACACTATTACATCTGCGGCATTCAACAGCAAGTTCGATTTTAGGTTTGAGCAAGACACAGGAAGATTGGAAATGCAACGTGCGTCCTTGGTTGATCAAGGAGGTACTTTGTTCGCTACTTCTGGTGGCAATATTGGTAATGGTACGATCTCTTCTTTGGAACTTATTGACGCAAATGCACCTGCAGAAACTTGGACATTAAGAGTTACCAGTGTTATTCGAGACGCTTATGGTGATCCGATTTCAGGTAATGCTGTGTTCAATGTTGTGGGCTCAGTTTCTGGTACTCTCGCTGATGCTTATGGTACTCCGATTGTATTTATTAGTGATGGCACGATTAGAGATAATGGAATCTTAAGACTTGCTATTGATGAAGGAAGTACTGCGTTTGATAGAGGCGACAGATTCACTATACAGGTTGCAAGTCGCGTTTTGCAGGAAGGTGACAATCTACAGGCGCGTACAATAAATACGGCAGATGTTGAAGACCCAGAATTGTTCTTGGATGCTAATTCATTGTTCATTAAGCACGGACAGCCTTCAATAGCTAATACGTTGTCGTTGGGCTCTGATATAGCGTTTGAGAATGGAGCGTTTGGTATATTGGCACTGCAAGCTAAGCCGCCACTTCCCCGACGTACCTTCGAGGTGCTAGTAGAGGCAAATGATCCGCTTACTGCTACAACTGAAGGATTACCTCCTTTGATTACCCCGCCTGTTGTTACGGCGGCTGATATTGATATTTTTCAGCACACTATTGATGGTGGAACTCCTGATGTAGATACTGCAGTTAATATCATAGTTATTGACGGAGTAGATGGAGTAACAGAAACCCAAATCTTCCCCAACAAGACAGGATTTTATAGCTCTACCATTAGTGCTGACCCATTTAATGAATTTATTTCTAATCCTAACTTTACCTTCAGCTAAACAGGAATTCTGGACGGTGAGGTTGAGGATGAAGGCGATGATGGCGAAGTGCTGGTTGGTGCCAGTTCCTTTAGAGCTGACTCGGCTGCGTTTTCTTCATCTAATCTGGATACCGGCGAAGATGATTCGCTTAAACGAATTCGTATTAAAAGATTTGATAAGTTCGGAAATTGATGTAGTTTCTGTTGCTGGTACTTATGAGATTGGTTCGGTTGGAGATGGCGCCGGAGATAATACCATCGTTGTTTTGAGCGCTGTTGTTGCTGGTAGCGGCGGAACTCTGCCGTTCCTTGACACTATCACAGATTTGAATTGGGAGCTTGTTGATCCAGCTGATGAGTCTGCCAAACTGCTGTTAACCGACGATCTACAAACCAACGGAACAATTGCTCAGGGCGATGGTTTACGAATTAGTTACATCGAGACAGATGATGCTGACTTCTTCGACAACAACTGGGGCGACGCATTAACAGCCCTAGAGGCCGCTGATTGTCAGATAGTTGTTCCGCTGCCTGATCAAAACTTTAGCGCAATTCAACAGGCAACTAGAGTGCACGTTGAATTTATGAGCAATATTTCCAACAAGAAAGAGCGCGTACTGTTTACAGGCGCTCAAACTGGAGTTACTGCCGATGCCCTAGTAGGCCGTGAGTTAGTGGCCGTAGAGGACATTGGAGTTATAGAAGGCATCCAAGGCGATGACGCGGATGAAGTCTTGAACGGCGATATTGAGGATCTACAGAACTTTAGTGTCGTAGACAACTTTGGAACCACATTCCGTGTTGTGTACTTCTTCCCGGATCAAATTGTAAGAGCAGTTCAGGGAACACGCACATTCTTGGACGGATTCTACATGGCCGCGGCTGGTGCAGGATTCTTGTCAGGTACTGCAAATGTTGCAGTTCCATTGACGCGCAAGACGTTAGTAGGGTTTAATATTCTACGCGACAGGGTGTTTAGACAAGTGACGCTTAATGAACTTGGTGCAGCTGGCGTAACCGTTGTTGTTCCAGCTACCGGCGGTGGTACAGTACTACACGGTAGAACTACTACAGCGAGCGGCTCACCTGAAGAAGAAGAAATTTCGGTTGTCTTTATAAGAGACCGAGTTGCTGATGTAATGCGAACAGTATTGCGTGGATTTATTGGACAACCAGAGGATCCAACTTTGGCAGCGGCTATTACCTCAAAATCTCTTGGCGCGCTGAACGGATTGCAGGGTCAAAATCTACTTACTGACTTCCGCAATCTAAATGTAACCCGAGATGAGGTAGATCCAAGACAATGGAATGTGATTGTTGAGGTGCAGCCGAATTTCCCGGTGAATTGGATTTTCGTGGATGTTTCCATCGGAGTGTTGTAATATATATATTAAGCATACTACAATACTTTTTTAGAAAGGAAAGTTCATGGAAGGCTACATTAAAAGCGGTAAGAGAGTCGGTCGTAAAGGCCTTGATATAGATAATAATCAAATAAAAGATCTGTATATAAATCAGGGTCTTACAATAAAAGTGATCGGAGAGCAATTAGGAATATCTCATTGGACAGTTTTATCTCGTCTAAAGAAAATGGACATTAGAAAGAATACCAGACACGAGATTAAAAATCCGTATGTATTCAACGCTTTTACAGCGGAAAGTTGTTATTGGGCAGGTTTCATAGCGGCGGATGCGTGTGCCAGAGAAAAAACACCATGCGTGGATCTTGAGCTAAAAGAGGAAGATGCGGATCATTTGACTAATCTTTGTGGATTTGTCGGCAGAGACAACAAGTTATGGAAAAGAGAAAAAACAGTTGATGGTAAGATATACAAAGCAAGCGTATTATCGCTTAATTCCAAACACATAAAACATGCACTAAATAAGAATTTCAATATAATTCCGAGAAAATCCAAAACGCTCAAACCACCCACAATACCAACTGAGCATCTACATCATTTTATTCGTGGCTATATAGATGGTGATGGCTCGATAGGCTGGCACAAACACAATAACAAACCGCGTCTCAGTATTTGCTCAGGATCCAAAGAGTTTTTGGAATGGTTAGTTGATCACATAAAGGCTCAAGTAAATACAGGCAACCCATCAATCAGAGAAGAATCAAATCGCAATCTTTACACTATCGAGTTTATGGGTAAACAGGTATATGGTATTCTCGACTGGCTCTATCAAGACTCAACACCAGAAACTCGACTAGCAAGAAAATTTGAAAAGTATTTAACATTTAAACAAAATACTTTACCATAGGAGATAAAATATGGCAACGTTTCCGAACACGGGAAGTACTATTAATCGAGGGCTTGATGATCCAACTGAGGGGCGGACTTCTACCTCTCTCTCAACTCAAATAGTCATAAAGGTTAATAATGTGGCCGTTGGGGCGTTACAAAGATTAACCATTTCACAGAATCGCCCACTATATCGCGTTAATGAAATAGGAACTGATGGCAATGTGGAGATCGTCCCGCAAGGTTCGACCACTTTCGAACTCACTGCTGAAAGAATTGTTTTTGATCAGCTGAGATTGCCCGAGGCATTTTCTCGTAGCTTTCGTTTTATTAATGCACAGCGTATTCCATTTGACATCGAGATATTTGATATCAATGATGCAGATGCACAGAATGCGGTAGTGGATGCTAATTCTGGTGGAATCGTGGTAATGAAATTTGTAAACTGTTGGTTCAGTAGATACGAATCACCATACAATGCTGAAAACTACATAATCACTGAAACTGCAAGCATTTGGGCAGAAACTGGTGTTGTTAATAGCCCAGACGCGTTCTTGCCCGAAAACAGCTCATTGCGTACCATCAATCCAGAAGCCAATGCTATCGAAACTTCAGTCAATCGTGGCGGACGTCGCGGTGGTGTGGATGCAGCTGGTTTGGTCAACGCGATATTTGGATAATCGTACCGGGGCTCATTCCTATATGAGCCCC